GCGAACGAGTGGGTGGCGGTGGCCCCGTCAACCGTGCTAGGTTCTGTGCTGATGCTCAAATCTACAGCATCTTGCCCGATGTCCCCATAGTTATTCGGATCCTGACCATAAAGCCTCCATCCCTGAACCCCGTTTTCATCTATCCTCTCCAATTGGGACGTACTACCGCTATTCGCATCTACGTATGATTTAGTCGCTATCGCGCCGGCTGTAGTTGGAGAATACCCCACGTCCATCTCAACAGTACCGTCGGAAAGAAGAACATTGTTAGGGACGATTGGAATACTCGAGTCGACATATTCCTTGGTGGCTATCGAAAGAGCGTTTACTGGGGTATATCCTAAATCCATATCAACGCTACCATCCGAGAATAGTAGATTATTCGGGATGACTGGGATTGAGCTGTCCACGTATTCCTTAGTTGCAACCGACAGATTATTTACCGGTGTATACCCCAGATCCATGTCCACAGTACCATCGGATAAAATCATATTAGTAGGTATCGTGCCAATTGCAGATGCTATCATATCGTCAGTATACTCTTTAGTTGCTATCGATAATGCGCTTGAAGGATAATACCCGAAATCTAATCCAACGCTACCATCTGATAATAGTACGTTAAGGGGGAACTGCGAGAATAATGAATCAACATACCCTTTGGTGACGATGCCTCGACTATCAGCTGGGATATAAGATGCATCGATAAGGACGCTACCGTCAGATTTAAGGACATCTATTGTGTCGAATTCGTTTGCAAGTCGTATGATTTCCCGGACTGTTACATTATAGGTTTTGGGGACTTGACCTGGGTGGTCATGAACAATAGGAATAAGGTCTGAGCTCGTGATATACCCATCTGGTAATCTTCCGAGTTTCGAAATGCTTGTTTCTTTTTTAGCCACGGTTAATTCCTTGGTTGTTCAGTAGTTATGCCGTACGTATCTTCAGTTTCAAGCTCGTCGTAAGATTCAATCGCGACCAGCGTATCATAGCTAGGAGATATACATTCCTCTGGTTCTTTTATCTCTTCCGGTTTAATGCCGTATAACTTTTCAGGCGCTATGTGATTCTCGACACTTTGGTTGTAAATGTGTCCGTCGAACCGACAAACGTCATATTCATAATAAGATGCTGCTTGGGACTCGGCAATATCATACGTATCCCATAGATAGTTAGATAACTTTACTGTCTCGATGGGTCCAGTAACGTGCAACGGCATATAAAGATTGCCCCTTAACGTTAAATCAAAAGTAACGTTTACTAGGTTAACATCGAATTCATCGAAATCTTCAATAATTTCGAATGTTGGGTCTTGTGTGAGCAATTGTGTTTCCGTCATCTTATCGAACAACGGATATTCTCTTATGGCAATCGCGTAAGACGGCCTGAATCGACTTAGTATCTGCTCGACTGCCTGATATGCTTGCGGTAATCCTCTTGCTTGAAGCACCAACGTATACTGGAAATCATATGCCACACTGTTATATGCAAACTGAAGAGCTACAGAGCCTGAGGCCATTTTAAATCGTCTTGAAATTTTATGGAACTTATTAGTGTCCCGCTCGGGAGCTTTTGTCATGCCTGTAAACGATAAGACCATTCTGGGTACAAAGTTGAAATTGCCCGTCGTCCTGAGGTCTTCGCTTAAATCCTCCAACGCCACAGCCTTTTCATAATTGCCGAATTTAATCGGAATTACTCCTTGAGTATCATTCCCCTCCTCATCCTTGGTCCAATGTTTTATATTATTAAGAGAGGTAAGAATAGCTAACGTATTGGTCCTCGTCGTGTTAAAATATAAAACATTTTTAAGTTCCATGATGACCCTTATTTACCGAAGAAGTTGCTGAATGATGATGCCTTTTGAACCGCCTCCGCTATTTTATCCTTGCGCAAAAGTTTACATTTCTGACACTCACATTCCGGATTATTTTTACACGGAGCGAATAGATTTCTTTCAACGCCAGCAATGTCAGCTGAAGTAGTGTCTTCGAGAACCTCGATTTCTTTTTTAAGTTTTTCGATTCGATTTTCGATTACCTTTCTATCACCTGCCGGCATATCGTCAGTAATAGAGTCCTCCAGCACCCGTAGTTCAACCTCAATCGTTTCGCGATCCTTCTTTTCTTTATACGATGAAAAGCCCATAAAAAGTCCTTAGAGTATTTTTGTTTATTTATATCTTTTTCAGGTTATAAATGGTATAATATATTATATAAAGAACGAAGGAAAAAAGATGAGATTGGAAAAATTAACAGATATGACCACGTTCCTAAATGCGATTAGTGCATCTCTTGATGATTGGGCATTGGATGATGCGTCAGATATAGTCGATATTGAAACATTCAATGATACTGTGGTGGTAACTTTTGGCGACGAAGCTTTATTCTACGCAGTGATTAACGACACGAAATATATGCCCGCATTTGATTTTAACGTGAACTCACTTAAAAAAACTATAACGAAATATCTGTAGAAGAATAGGGCCGAAGCCCTATATATTAAGCTCCAATTACTGAAGCGAAAGAACGTGTACCAACGTTGTTGAAGTTCAACTGAATGAACTCAGCTGCGTACATCGGCTTGATGTAGATGTCAACAACAAGTTCGTTACGACTGATTACATCAGGTGTATTGTTTGTTGTATCACAAACAACAAGGAAATCCTCAACACCACGTCCTGATTTAACAGTGCTAAGGTATGGGTTGAACATCGCAAGAATCGCATTACGAGTGAATGGATCGTTGAATTCAAATACAGATGATTTCGCTGCCTTCGCCATTGCTCTTTCGATTGCATTGAATAGTCCGCGGACGTTAATGCGGTCGAAGCTTGACTCATAGTTCAACAGAGTTTTTTGACCATAACATAGGTTACCTTCACCAGGGAACGAAACAATTGGGTTGATGCTGTTTTTGTACAGGACATCGCGCTGCGCTTCAGACGGGGTGAATGCAATTTTATCGATGTTACGGATAATACCTCTACGAAGACCAGCAGATGCCCACCATGAAGCACGAGTACTGTTGATGTTTGCACGTAGACCAGCCATATCTCCAGCAACGTTAATCCAACGATATTTCTTAGCGTAGTTATCAAAGATTCTGTGGTAGTTACCGAAGAATGCTGCAAACATTGTACGCTGAGGGGCAGTACCACCATTGTCCGATGTTCCCAGAACATACTTGGTAAGATTATTAACAGCATCCGCTGAACGGTTACCAACGACGTCCTCGTATCTTGCACCAATAAATGCGATACAGTCTTCACGTTTGACCGCAAGATCAATAGCCGACTTACCTTGGTCAAGCTCGTTACCGATAATGATATCAATTTCGAAGTACTCTTTATCAAGGACCTCATCGTATGCTGCTGAGATATCTCCGGTCATTGAAGAAGTAATAGTTGGAGCCAAACCACCGAATGTAGTCAATGGGGTATATAGACCGTTATTTTCCTTGTCTGCTTCAAGAACCGCGTCATCGAACATCCATCCTTGGCTGTCTTGGTAAAGGTGAGATGCCACGTAAGTAGAGTACTCAACGACTACACCACCAATTTCGACGTGGTATGAGGTTTTCCCAATTGTGCTGTCTTCAGAAACGTAAAGAATCTTAGAGTTATTGTTGATAACGTTTTCGATATACTTAGACTTGTTGTTGCCATCAAGTGCAGTTGGATCGAATGAAACAACGAAACTCTCGACTTCATCACCGCGCTTGATAACAATACCGATTTCATCGTCCACTGGAGGATACTGGAAGTAGTTCGCAAGAGGTAACCCTTGGAATGCTTGCGCAAGAGAAGGGCCATCTTCGCCTGATAGGTTAGGGTCAACCCAGTCACGGAAGTCAATTGGGTTACAGATAGCGATGTCGATATCGTTCTCTACAGAACCCGCGGTTTGAGCAATGAATTTAAGTTTAACACCCTCGTTTTTGGTGATGCCTGCTTCTTCTTTGAATTCGAAGTCCGACTTATTCTTGTATAACTCGAACAGCTGGCTGTACGCAGGCACCATACCCGATGTATGTGGCGTGGGATCTGGGACGCTTAGGTCCGGTTCGAAGTGAACAGGGTCTGAGTAAACGTCGATACCCGCATTCTGGTGTCTTTCTGCAACCCAGATCACTTGGCCGGCAATAAGAGGGGTGACAACTGCAGGATCGATATGGATTGTGTATTCACCAACAACACCGGTAGGAACAATATCAGTGATTGTGTATTCATCTGCGTTACCCGACCCACCGACTTTAAATTTATTGCCAACGTATAGTTGACTGATATCTGTAATGCCCGGAATTGCAGTGCTACCTGTAGTAAGGTCGGCCGCGATAGTTGCTCCAGTAGCAACATAGTTACCTTCAGTAAATGCACGAGAGATGATTAGTTGGTTCGCGTAATCAAAGTACTTGCTGCACTGGTACCATTGGTTGTAGTTAGTGTTTGTGGGCTTACCGAAGTAAGTTTCGAGCTCTTCTTTCGTCGTGATAACAAACGGCTCCTGGATAGGACCTTTAGTGAAGTCACCCGCGAAGAACGTAACGGAATTGGAAACCGTTGGGACTATTGCGCTATTATCAATCTCTTTGATATATACGCCGGCGCTTAAATTTGCCATTTTGATTCCTGTGTTTTTAAAAGTCAACAGATGAAAGTGTAATCATCCATACCTGGTCTAAACGGCGTATGGCTCTTCACCATACGCGGCATATCCGAGCCTATCACTGCTCACTGCTGCTATGTTATTTATAAAATGGGGAATAGGCGAAAACGCCTATCATATCGAGGATTTACGACTAAGCTATGTCGTTTTCAGTCGCAGAAGGGGCTACATATGCGGAGAATTCAGCAATACCAGTTACCCAGTCTGAATACGAGAATGTTACGTTAAACTCAGCTGCAGTATCTGTAGTATCATCTCCATAAGTAACCTCACCGACTACTTGAGGGAAACAGTTGTGGAGTGTGTACTGAGCTGTGACGTTACCTGCAGAATCGAGTTGCTCTAATCTCAAGTCCGCATAAATTGCTCTTGGATTTCCCGAGTGTGTGTTCCTTTGGAAGTTATCGCATGCGTCCATCCACTTGATGATGTCGTAGCGGAACTGGTGGTTTTCTGTAAGATAGAAATCAACAGACCAAGCATTATCATACGTTGTGTCTCCAGGGATAATAAGTTTACGTCCCTGATTGAACAATTCAATTTGACCCAATTCTCTGGTTGGCGCGGCTGCTGCTTTAGCCAGCACATCCGCATCTCTCAAGTCCACTTCGCCCGTTACACCAGTAGGCCATGCGAAAGAAACACGATATTTGTTAGCACGAGCTGCAGAACCAAGTACAGCTGAGAGTTCTCTTATAGTTGACATTTATTTTTCCTTGATATCATTTAGTTATTTATATAATTGAGTTTATATAAAACTCGTAGCGTTGTCCCCGAAAATAGATTTCATCGCGTTTTCTTCTAACGAACCAGTCTGCATATCTGAATAAGCAAATGTTATCGTTGACGTGGAAACCTCGCCGGTGGCGTCGTCGAGGT